TCAAGACTTATTGCGGCATTAAGTATTTCTCTTTTGTTCTGCTCCATCTCCCGGTATTTTTGATTTTCAAGACTAACCTGAGAGGCAATAATGCTTGCCCTCTCTCTGTTTGCCGCATCCTCAATTGATGCCCTTGCTTGTATATCATCCCTCAGCCTTCTGATCCGGTCTTCAGAAGCCATCCTTTCTTCACTTGCTATTTTTTCATTTTCACTTTTTACTAATTTGTAAAAATCTTCCTCATATTGGAACTGCTCTTTGATTGCGTTTGCAATATCTTTCTTGTATTGCATTTCATCTTTGGCTTCTTGAGCCATCAATGCTGCAACATCTTTTTTGTACTGTAGCTCGTCCTTAGCCTCTTGCTTCACTAATGAGGCAAGTTCTTTCCTGTATTGAAATTCCTCATTCGCTTCTTGTCTTACCCAAGCGGCAAATTCCTTCCTAAATTGTTTTTCGTTTCTAATTTCTTCAAGTAGATTGTATTGCCTTTCTACCGATGCTTCCTTTAGATTTTCCGCGCCCTTAATCATCCCTTTGGCAAAGCTGGAAATTGCTAAACTAATGGCTTTTGCTGATTTATTTATTTCTGCAACAGCTTCTTTTGGAATGATGCCTTTTACGGCATCACTAAAGGTTTTATCAGGTCCACCCTGTGGTCCGAAGCTATTTGCCACCTTGTGCTTCCTCCCACCTTTGCTCCAGTTCTTCTGGAGTTAGGCCTAATGCCATCCCAAGATTTAAAAAGTCATCTTTAGAACGGTCGATAGGGGTTCCGTCCTCGTCGTAATCATACATCTGCTTTATAGGTTTTGGAACACCTTTATTGTCTCTTTCTCTATAGTAAAGCAGGAAAATCTGACGCATGGTCAGATTTGCAATACTTTCCAGAGGAAGGCAAAAAGGTTCGTCAAGCAAGCCAGCGACTAACTGTGGCCAGTTAGGTTCTTCTATACCGCCGCTGGCTGATTCACTTTTTTTGGGTAAGATCTTTGTGTCACCATCTCCATTACATTCTTTGTCTCAGGTTCGTTAGCAACCAGTTCAATTGCCTCTTCCCTGCTGACATTGAATATTACTGCGACTAGTGCGCTAACACCCTTGATGGTTTCAAGGGAATCTTGGCACAACTCTCCACCAAAACTGTAGCGACCCTGAGAGATATCTCTAAGGATCTTGGAGATTTGTCTTCCGTATTCTTCTTCCCCAATCAACTCACGATGCGCCTTGATTGACTCAATTGCGTCTGACTCAATCATTCTCTCAATCTTTGACTGAGATTTAAGATTAATAAGGGAAAGCTGGTATTTTCTACCATTTGATCCTGTCCACTCAAGAGGTTCACCAGAATTTCCAAGTACATCAGAAACCGTATTGATGGGCATATTAAAACCTCGGAAGGGCATCCGTATCTATAGTTGTCGATGTAGCAGATGCTTTTAAATCAAATTGGAATTCAACAGCACCTTTTACACTAACATTATATGATGCAGCAACAACTATTGCTCTTTCACACCTGAAGAATTCAACACCACCAACGAATAGCGTTAAAACAGCTATTTTACCAAATGGGGGTAGGTTTAGTGCGTCTTTATGAAATCCATGAACCTTAAAGCTGGTATCCCTAATTCCACCTTTTACATAAGTGGCAGGTGTTCCATTGACATACCACAATGGATAATCAACAGAAAGTGCTTCATCTATGTTTGAATCCCTGTAAATCTTGACGGTGTTAAGCTCAATCGGATCGTCTTTTATTTCAGCAGACCAGCTATCAGCCTGCATGAATATGTCATCAAACTTCAACCCCGCTCTATAACCAGAATAGAACGGGGATGTAGTTACTCTTGTCGGATAATCGCCAAACGCTGCTGGCATTCAGATTACCCCAGGTTTGCTGCAAGCGATCCAGTAACCTCAATGGTTGCCTTTTCCTTAACGCTGGTATCAACTTTGACAGAAGTGATAAGAACCTGAAAGGTTCCAACACTTAAACCTGCTGCAACACCAAATGTGAAATTGGCCAAAGCACCAGCAGTAATTGTTGATCCGTTATAAGGACCGGATGCCGAAACAGAACCACCCTGCACACCGGCAATTAATGATTTATTGCCAGAAGACTGGAAGTTGGTCACTTCGACTTCATCAACATCAATTGAAATGCTCCAGGTATCCATCGGATAAGCTGTAGCACCAATTGTAAAAGAACCACCTTTACCAGCATAGAACGGCATATTATTGACCTCCCAAGATAGCGATTTTGTAAGTTGCCCCAGAACCACCAGCTGTGATTTTCAAGGTCTTGGCACTTCCGCTTACTGCTTGCGCGGTCGTCTGTCCAAGAATAAAGAAACTACCGCTTGTTACAACCAACGCTGGGGCGGTTCCAGATAATGGCCAAGTAAGTGGATTCGTTGCTCCCTGCTGGAGAGTGACCTGTCCAGACGAGCAAGAGACGGCAATCGCAAACGCTCTGGTCATAACCAAGGACTGATTCAAAAAGTCCGTCATGCTTTGCAGGTCGTAGGTTTGCGTTCCAGCAGCAGCAAGGGTTCTTTGCTCAGCATAAACAACATTCGCCGCACTAGCCCCTGTAATGGCTGGTGACGCAGAAGAGGAGACGGCATCTAGACCTTGGGTGCTATCCTGAAATCCGGTATTTGTCTTGGTTTGTGTCCAAGACAGATTGCCGGTTACAGATGCCAGACTAAGTGCCATTATACATCCACAAGGACTGACACTCTGAGATTGCCACCTGGAGTGCTGGTCACGGACAATGTCGCACAATCCCCTGTAATGGGGCAGGCTGTCGGGAAACCAAATTGCCATAGCAATGGCTTATTGGCTACCATCGTGAAGGTGTTAACCGTTGTGCCACCGCTATTCTTGGTGAGTACTGTCATTGCTGCATCAGCGTAAATCAGTACCGATTTGACCAAGGAAGACGAGATTGGACAGACAATTGAGAAGTTAGATGCTGCTGCGGCAATCACAACATCCAAATTAATCTCGCCATCAGCGGCTTGGCTGATTGAAAATACGGTTGGCGAACCATTATTTGAACTGAATGTAATACCAGCGGTATGAGTAATTGCCATTAAGAAATCCTCGTTTCGATACTCTTATAAGTAATTACCATACCTGAAATATCGTAATTACTTGCCTGCCCAGTTACAACCTCAAAAGCCGGATTAGTTTCCAATTGGCAATCATAGACCGTCACAGCACCATCCAGGAGGGGCTGGAACAGGACATTCCTTATGGATTGTCTTAGATCAAACAGGGTTGCCACATCGGCCTCGTAGACGCGGTTTCCGGCCTGGATGATGCTTATCTCAATTGAGTAATTGTAGACAACTGTGTTCTGAAAAGCCTCTTCTGCCACCTGCTCTTGACCAGGTGAGATGATGATTACTGGCAATGAGTCTTCTTGGAGAAGTATTGGCCGCTTCCTGATGACACAATTATTCGCCTTCGGCAGAGCTTTAACCCTGTCCCTTACCGCGCTCATTATCTCAAAGAAAACGCTGGACATTAGTTAGTGCCTTCTGACGCTTCGGATGTTGCTTTTAGACTCCACTTTGTGCGCCAAGCCATGTCTTCAATTGAATCGACTCGATAATGCTTGCCAAACTGATCCGTGATTCTGGCATTCAGCTTTGGAATAAAACTGACAGGAGCGCAATTTTTCCAGACTTGGAATTCAATTGCTGCCCCGTAAACCAGCGAAGAACCACCCAAATCCGTCCCAAGCATTGCAGACTGCCTTTTGACATTCTCAATGATTATCGGATTCTCGTCCTTGTTCTGGATGGTCACAACTTCCGTGTTGTCGAAGATTGCGAAATCACCAGAAATATCTAGTGTGATCATTTGCCCATCTCCCTGACATTCCACGAAAGCGGCTTCCATTCCGCTTGAGGAGTCCACGGGTCAGGATTGCTTTTGGCCAAGGAAACCTGGATGACGCTCATGGCGGTAGCATCGAGCATCAGCCTTGGCCCCCTCATGCGCTTGCCTGAGTACAACGCTTTCCAGTAGGGATAGGAACCCAAGGTTTGTTCGTCGTATCCAAGCTCAACAACAAGCTGGGTTATCTTTTTGAAAGCTTTAGCGGTAATGCTGGTTGGTTGCATTCTGACGCTTTTGCGAAGCTTTCCGGTTCTTTTTTTAGGAAAATAACCAGGGTCTGATGCAACTCTGCTTGGGTAGTAATTCTCGCTTATATCTTGCTTGTGTTGCTTAATAATGTCCTTGGCGACATTCCTGATCTTCGTGGAAACCTTCGCAGGGCTGTACCAATCTGGCACACCCTTGGGAGATTCATACCGAAGCTCAAAAAGTACGCCTAGTGCCATTAATCAGTCACCAAGTAAGTAAGATGACCACCAAGGCTTGTTGATGAGCTTAGAACCAAATTCAAGGCCTCGCCAATCTCGGTTCTAAGCACTCCAACAGTACCAGCTGGAGTCATTGCTCCATATGCCGCCATCGTATTGCTGTGATTCCCAAAATACATTGTTCCAGTAATTGCTGTAGAACCTGAAGCAAAATATGCGTTTTGGTTCGCTGAACTCGTGATGGCATACAGTAACACCAAAATTCTTTTACCTGTAACAGCAGCAACAATAGTGTTTGATCCAGCTGTAGCTGCGTCAATTTTGGCGTATTTCATTTGGATTTCATCCTCGTCATACGCTGATAAGGACCAGCCACAAGCTGACGGACCTTCACCAGGGTTTCCATTTTTGTTGTCAGAATATGCAGGTAATCGCCCCAGTTAACAGTCTGACCGTCAACCGTGTAGTTTGGCTTGGGATCAATCGTCGCCTGCCTTATCGCTGCGGCGAGATTGTCTACAGCAGCATCAAGATCACTTTCAGCTGCCATCTTTAAACTCCGTTGCTGTGACGGGTCTTGATTCGTGCAAATGGAAACGAATGCGATATTCGTTCCTTGCTTGCTCTCTCGTATAAGCTTGGATAAACACCCTTGGGAGTCCCATTCCTGAGACTTCCCAAGGGCGCATTACCGGCTGAGATACTTGAGGCTTTTGCTGGGTGGGTTGCATTAGCTCATTACCTCTAATTAGGCATTGTTGTTCTTAACAACATGCCAAGGTGACCAGATGCTTGGGATACCGCGCTCGTTGGCGAAGTAACTCGCAACGATACCACGATCCAGCATTTCGTACTGGTTAGGTGCAGCCTGCTGAACAGTCAGCGGGTAGTTCTGCATATACTTGAAGCTCTTACCGGCTTCCATCATAAACCACAAGCCGTCAGAGTTGGCTTGGTTCAGGTTCAGACCATCCGCTGCAAGAGCGCGTTGCTCGAACAGAGGACTGGAGAGAACTTGGAATTGACCGGAGTAAGGGTTGCCGCTGGTCATACCGATGTTCAAAACATCGGTTCCAGACTGAGTGGAACCTGCGGCAGTACGCCTTTCGGTTCCGCTTGCACCCGTGATCAGATTCGCCGTTGCCAGCTTGGCGGGATTCACCAAGAGGGTATTCGGCGTGATCAACAGACGCTTGCCAGTATGGGGGTCTTCCATACGGGTGAACAGCAGAATGGTTGATTGGAGCGAGGTCCAGTCAATCAGCTGGTTGGTATGGGAGTTGAGAACACCCAGGGTCCGGCTGGTTTGGTAGGTGTTGTAACCCGTACCGTTGTAGATGAATGAGTTATTCACACCGATGATGGTGTCAATAACTTCCAACTCCTTGCGGTATGCAAGCTCAAGACCAACATTTCCAGCCTGCTGGAGAATCTGACCAGTCAGGTCAAAGAACACCGTTTCTTTCAGCACATCGATGGCGAGTGCGTTTTCACGGGTCTCTGGGGTCTGAATCCAACGCTCACCAAACTGTGCCCTAGTATGGGTTTCACCGGGGGCGCGTTTGCGACCACGATCACCAATGTTCTGAACACCGATGATCTTCTGACCGTTCAGCTTGGTAGCTTCGACGGGCATCAGGCGATCAGCAATCAGGGCAGGGTTCTGGAAGGCTTCCAGAATCTTGACTTCCACCAGGCCGCCAACGATAGCGGTAAAGGTGTTGATGTTAAGGAAGGCGGATGGATCAAGACCGAATCCGGTGGTTTCCAACAAGGCCCGCTTGTCGCCAGCATAGCCGTTGTTTTCCATCATCGACGCGGCTTGGGTGTACTGTCCAAGTGCCCGTGAATCGGGGTTG